TCTTTAAGGTAAATCCGAATACTTTGGATTCTATCTTTGCTGTTGCTGCTAATTCTATTTGGGAGAGTGATCAGTTTTTAATTAATTGTGATGTTTCTTGTAAAGCTGTTCGTCCTCTTTCACAGGACGGTATGCCTTATTAATATTGTTTATTATGGAAAATAAATGTTTAAATAAGCTTTGCTTTGGTCGTGGTTTTCGTGAGGTAAATACTTCCATTTCTGCTGTTGGTTTTAATCCTACTGTTCGTGAAAAGGAAATAGCTGTTGAGATTGATCCGGTTTCTAAGTTTTGTATTGAAATTATCGGTGAGGGCCCTGATAAATGTTGCCGTTATCGTTCTGATATTTCTATGCTTCTTCATGCTAAGGATACTGCCAATAAGATTGGTATTGAAGGATTACGATATCTTTCTGAATCTCGTAGGACGAAAACGTCTGCTGTCCAGTCTCAATTAGATCAGATGGATGATCAGCTTCTTTTAGACACTGTTAAATCTCGTCATTTACAGTCTCCTGCTGAAATTCTTGCTTGGTCTGAAAGTTTAATCCAGGCAGCTCACGAATTGGAAACTCGTGTAGCTGCTGAAACTCGTGAAATATATGATAAAGAAATTGCTGCCGCTGCTGCTGCTCAGTCTTCTGTTTCTTCTGGATCATCTGATTCAGCTGAATAATAATTTCTTTATTCAGTTTGGTATTTCTCCTTTGATTGTTGCTGGTCTTGCTTCTGGTACTGCTTCTTTGGTTGGTAATATTCTTGGTACTAACTCTTCTAATTCTAAGAATATGCAGATCAATAAGATGAATAATGAGTTTAATGCTCTTGAAGCTGAAAAGGCTCGTAAATATCAGACTGAAATGTGGAATAAGACTAATGAGTGGAATTCTCCTAAGAATATTCGTAAGCGTCTTCAGGAAGCTGGATATAATCCTTATTTAGGTATGGATTCTTCTAATGTTGGAACTGCTCAAGTTGCTGGATCTTCTTCTCCTGCTTCTGCTGCTCCTCCTATTCAGAATAATCCTTTGCAATTTGATGGTATTCAGAGTGCTTTATCTACGGCTATTCAGATGGATAATAATACTAAAGTTTCTAATGCTGAGGTTTCTAGCCTTCAGGGTCAAAAGTCCTTATCTGATGCTAAGGCTGCTGATACTCTTTCTAATATTGATTGGTATAAGTTGACTCCTGAATATCGGAAGTGGTTACAAACTACTGGTATGTCTCGTGCTCAATTATCTTTCAATACTGATCTACAAAATCTTGAAAATATGAAATGGGTTAACAAGATTCAACGTGCTCAACGTACTGAGATTCTTTTGTCTAATGAATCTAAGAGAACCATTAATAAGTATTTGGATTCTTCTCAATCCTTACAGTTATTTATGATGGCTAATCAGGCTTTTCAAGCTTTTTCTGCTGGTCGTTTATCTCTTCAACAGTGTAAGACTGAGGTTACTAAACAGCTTTTGAATATGGCTGAAACTGAAGGTCAGAAGATTTCCAATAAGGTTGCTTCTGAAACTTCTGATCAATTGATTGGTGCTCTTCAATGGCAGTATTCTTCTGATGAAATGTTTTCTCGTGGTTATGCTGGTTATGCTCGTGAAGCTGGTCAAGCTCGTGGAAAAGGAGATGTTGCTAAAGGTCAGCTTGATGAATATAATTATAGCTCTCGTTATTGGAATACTGGTATCGAGTCTATTGGTCGCATTGGTAATGGTATTGGCCTTCCTTTAATGCTTGGTCGTGGTCTTCGTGGCCCTAAGGCTATTAGAGGTTTCCATTAGTATATTAATTGCTCCTATTTAGTCTAATTTATTGCTCCGCGTGTATGTTTCTATAATCGTTCAGATTATAGAGATTTCACACCGGAGCTTTTTATTTATATTATTATTGTGTTTAATTATATGGCTTTTTATCTTCTTATTTGTTAATTACTCTTCAGTTAAGTGTTTATTGTTTCGTTCTTTTGTATTGTTGCCAATAATAGTACTTCCTTTTTTTATATAGCGCGAGCGACAAAAGAGGGTTCTAGGGCTTTGCCCTAGAGCGTTAGCACTTTGATATCGCCGAAGGCGCATTCGCTTTAGCGAACACTTCTGTCCTTAATCAGTTTCTTAAGGTATCTGTCCGTTTGTCTTATCGCAGAGTTCACTCCCTGTAAAATTTAAAAAAAAATAGCGGCGAGTCCGCCAGATGTTTTACGAAGTAAAACTAATTCATGATAGCTTTATAGTCGGATGATTTATTTTTGGCGAAGCCTATTTCATTTTTCCCGAAGGGTAATTACTTTATCTTAGTAATTACTCTCTATTCTTGTCATATATACGAAAAATGACACACCCCCCCCAATATACTACTTTATTTATAATAATAGTTAATAAATTTGTTGATTACAATTATTCTTTATTAGTTTTGCCCATCTAAAAAAAAAAATTATGAAAATTACAGCTACTCAGTGGATTGAAATCGTTAAATTGATTGCCACATTTGTTATTGGCGTTATTACTACATTGTTTGTTCATTCTTGCACACTTTCTTTGTCTGTTGCTAAGAACAATACTAACTCTACTCAAAAAACTGAGCAGACATCTACCTCATCTGTGGATTCTACTCATATTAATATTAATCCCAAGTACTAATTTAAATTTTATTGTTATGGAAAAACAAGTATTGAAGAAAGAAGAAAAAAAATCTGTGAATGGTTTTATCATTTCGGTTCAATTGCCCGGTGTTTCACCAAAGCAGTCATTTGTAGAAACCTCTAGTTCCTTAGCAGAAACTGTTGCTTCTATTCTTGATTCTACTCCTAATGCTATTATTTTGGTTCAAGCTTCTGTAAACCTCTAATAGCATGATACCTAAGGAAGAATTATTGACGAAATATCTTTTCACTGAGTGCCTTAGACCTCAGAGAATTGTGAACCCTTATTCTCATGATGTGATATTCGCTCCGTGCGGTCATTGTAAGTCATGTATTATAAATAAGTCGAATTTTGCTACGGCTTATGCCATGAATATGGCTACACATTTTAAGTATTGTTATTTCGTTACTCTTACATACAAGGATATATTTCTTCCTTACTTGTCAGTCGAGGTTGTTCGGAGGTCTGGTAATCGTTATCTCTTTGATGAAAATTTTGAGACAATGGTTTCCACTTCCGACCCTCGATTTTTAACTCCTGAATATTATCATGATCGTGACCTTTCCCTCGATCCTGCTCAGAATGAAGTTGAGCAAGTTTTTGATATAGGGTTTCAGTCTATCCTTAGAGACGTTTCTGTAAAATCAAAAGGATCATTTCGCTTTCGTTCCTTTGACGACGAGCCTCTGAAGTTTTGTATTCCTATGAAACTTACTGAACTTCATGATATTTTAGTTAAGGTTAATGGTCGTTATGATTATGGTTTGAACAAGGTAGTTTACCCTTCTCTTGCTGATTGTAAGTTGCAGATACCTGTTCTTCAATCTCGTGATATTGAATTATTTTTTAAACGTTTAAGAAGAAATTTAGATTCACATGGATTCACTTCCTCGAAAATATGTTACTACGTTGTATCAGAATACGGACCTCAAACTTACCGTCCGCATTGGCATTGTTTATTATTCTTTGACTCGGAAGAGATCACCAAAACACTTCGAGAAGATATATCTAAGGCTTGGTCCTACGGTCGTATCGATTACTCTCTCTCCCGTGGAGCGGCTGCTTCCTATGTTGCGTCATACGTTAATAGTTCTGCTTGTTTACCATTCTTTTATGTTGGACAAAAAGAAATCCGCCCTAGATCCTTCCATTCCAAGGGATTTGGCTCGAATAAAATCTTTCCTAAATCGTCCGACGTTTCAGAAATTTCAAACATATCCAATCTCTTCTTTGATGGCATTAACGTCGATTCTAATGGCAAGGTTGTCAACATCAGGCCTGTACGGCAGAGTGAGCTTGCGGTATTCCCCAGATTCTCTAATGATTTTTTCTCAGATTGTGATACTTGTTGCAAGTTATTTCAGTCTATCATTGAAACACCCGAACGCCTCGTTTCACGCGGCTATCTTGGAATAGATACTCCTAATTTTGGCTCTGATGGTTTTCGATTATCTGACCTTGTACGTGCTTATTCTGAATACTATGAGCGGAATTTTACCGACTTTTCATTCAGCCTTTGTTTTCTTAGAGGTTATAGAACTCGTGATTATGCTGATGAATTGATATTTCGCGAAGCACGTCTTTTTGATGGTTACGTAGTTAACAAAGATATGATTTTTGGTAGATTATATCGCTTGTTTGCTAAAGTTCTACGTTGTTTTAGGTTTTGGAATTTGAAACAATATACTGATTCTTGGTCTTTAAAGGCTGCTATTAAAAAAATTTGGTCGCATGGATGGGAATACTGGAAAAAGAAAGAATATCGTTTTTTGACTACCTATTTTGAGTACCTCGAAGGTTGTAACGATGACGAGCGTTTGTTCCTCCTTGTTCGTGCTTCAGGTTCTGGTCTTGTTACTGATTCTCCTCATTCTTGGACTTATACTCAGCGTGAAGATTATGTAAATTGTCTTCCTGATGATCTTTATAAGCGTTATATGAAAACTCTTAAATGGTTAACCGCCCGTACGGAGACTGTCCTGAAGGATAAGATTAAGCATAAAGAGTTTAATGATATGCAAGGTGTTTTATTATTTTCTGCTTAACTAATTTAATTTATGGCACATTTTACTGGTTTGAAAGAGCTTCAAAATCATCCTCATAAAGCTGGTTTTGATATTGGTGGTAAAAATGTATTTACTGCCAAGGTAGGTGAATTGCTTCCTGTTTATTGGGATTTGGCAATTCCTGGTTGTGATTATGATATTGATTTGGCTTACTTTACTCGAACTCGTCCTGTTCAGACAGCCTCCTATACTCGTATCCGTGAGTATTTTGATTTTTATGCTGTTCCCTGTAATCTTCTATGGAAGTCATTTGATTCTGCTGTGATCCAGATGGGTGAAATTGCTCCTGTTCAGTCTAAAACTTTGCTTGATCCTCTTACTGTTGGAACTGATATTCCTTGGTGTACTTTATCTGATATATCTTCTGCTGTCTATTTTTCTGGAGGAAACACCCCTTTAGGGCAAACTGTTACTGTTACCTCATCTCATGCTAATATTTTTGGCTATAATAGAGGTGATGTTAATTTTAAATTGCTTTCCTATTTGAATTACGGCAATTTTGTGAATCCTGATTGTGTAAATGTTGGAACTACTTCTAATCGTTGGTGGAATACTTCTTTTACCGTTTCCGGTGTTAGTGATTATTCTCAAAAATACTTGAATAATAATGCTGTTTCTCTTTTCCCTCTTTTGACTTATCAAAAGATCTATCAAGACTTTTTCCGTTGGTCTCAATGGGAAACCGCTGATCCTACATCTTACAATGTAGATTATTACAATGGTTCTGGTAATTTGTTTGGTACTTCAGGTATTGAGAATTCTATTCCGGCCTCTAATGATTATTGGAAACGTGATAACATGTTTTCTCTTCGTTATTGTAACTGGAATAAGGACATGTTTATGGGAATTCTTCCTAATTCCCAATTTGGTGACGTAGCGGTTGTAAATTTAGGTGATTCTGGTTCCGGTACAATTCCTGTCGGTTTTCTTTCTGATACAGACGTATTCACTCAGGCATTTAATGCTACCGCGATGTCCTCTGTTTCGGATACGTCTCCTATGGGTATTTCTGGTTCTACTTCTGTTTCTGCTCGTCAATCAATGGTTGCTCGTATTAATAATGCTGATGTTGCTTCTTTCTCTATTCTTGCTCTTCGTCAAGCTGAAGCTCTTCAGAAGTGGAAAGAGATTACTCAATCTGTAGATACTAATTATCGCGATCAAATTAAGGCTCATTTTGGTATTAATACTCCTGCTTTTATGTCTCATATGGCTCAGTATATTGGTGGTATTGCTCGTAATCTTGATATTTCTGAAGTTGTAAATAATAACCTTTATGAAGATGGCTCTGAGGCTGTTATTTATGGTAAAGGTGTTGGATCTGGTACTGGTAAGATGCGTTATCATACAGGTTCTCAGTATTGTATTATTATGTGCATTTATCACGCTTTGCCTCTTTTGGATTATGCAATTTCCGGTCAGGATCCTCAGTTGCTTTGTACTTCTGTAGAGGACCTTCCTATTCCTGAATTTGATAATATTGGTATGGAGGCTGTTCCTGCTACTACACTATTTAACTCTAATAGATTTGATGGTACACTTTTGAATGATTTTCTTGGTTATAACCCTCGTTATTGGCCTTGGAAATCTAAGATAGATCGTGTTCACGGTGCGTTTACTACCTCTCTTAAAGATTGGGTTGCTCCAATTGATGATAACTATTTGTTTAAATGGTTTAATTCTAAGAATGGTAAAGCTGCTTCTATTTCTTGGCCGTTCTTTAAGGTAAATCCGAATACTTTGGATTCTATCTTTGCTGTTGCTGCTAATTCTATTTGGGAGAGTGATCAGTTTTTAATTAATTGTGATGTTTCTTGTAAAGCTGTTCGTCCTCTTTC